CACCAGCGCAGACTAAGTTTATTCTAGATAAGCAAACCGCCGATCCTGTTTTTTATAGGACCGGCGGTTACTTATTTACTCTGTTGCGCTGCAATCTTCTGTTTCTTTCGGCTATTCTGCTTATTTTTCCGTTGACGTGCTCTGTCACACTCTATTTTTCCACAAGTGACCGATCTATTCCATCTACGGATAAATGCTTCGCCACAGAACGGGCAGGACATTACAACTCCTTCTTTTTTCGTGTTTTTATTGACTTGCAAGCCCTTATCTTCCGGAGCCACATCTTCGGATAACTTCCGGGCCAGTGTGTACCAGCAAATATCAAAGACGGAATGAACATCCGCAGCAAATACCATTTTTCTGGTTCGGGGATCAACCTTCAGCCGGATTCGAAAATCCGGGATCATATCCGCAATGATTTCCTGCAATTCCTCATAATAGTCAAACGGTGTACGTTTGAAGCCACCCGTATAATCGCTATCTTTTGTCGCTTCGGAAACCAATTCCATTTCTTTCAGCAGATCACCACCCGCTGATGAAAAATCAATCTCCGGCTCATCGTCAGGATCGTATTTATACTGTTCAAAGAATGGTAAACCAGCAAAATGCCTGCCATCTTCATGTAGTTCAAGGGCGGCTTCATCATATCCAAGACACATTTGTTCAAAAGCAAAATGCATCCGCATCGCCTGATAAAACCGTTCCAGATCATGCATGAAATCTTCGATACTGAAGATCCCATCTTTTTCAACGAAGCGTCCATCGTCTTCCAGCTTATATTGAGGATCTGTCAAATACGCATGAAGTGAGTCAATTTCATAAGGATGGCCATACTGCTTGCACCATTCAATAATCAACTCAGTATACGATTTCTTTTCAGAAAAATCATCTATTCTTTTAGCCAAATTGAAAATACTGGCTGTTAGTTCCGCCCCGGTAGGCGATTCTTTGGTATACAGTTCCGGCTCATATCCCTTTTGGCAGTAAGGCCGGGCTATTAACACACCAGACGATGTATAATCCAATTCATATTCTTTAAAACGGAACAGATGATAAATCAGCCGGCCTACTCCACCAATCGCATCATAGCCCAATACATCCGTGGTGTTGTCTGCTCTGGAAGGGATGTATTCTCCATAATCGTTATATGGCATTCTGCGCCTCCTTGTCACCGTTAACGTCACCGTTAGGAATTTTACAACAGTGACATTATATCGTATAATTGCGAAGAAAACAAGGGCAAACAATACAATACTTTTCCAAGGCGGATGTCGACCTTCAAGCAGGTAGTTTCCCGTACTGATCCACCAGATCAGTTTTATAGGGAAAATATACCCTTTGAACAAAAAGGAGGAGCCGTATATGAAGAACAGAATCAAACAGAGGGCTAACCGGCAAATGAAAATCCAGGAGCAGCGCCTGGAAAAATACAACAACTGCGGTATCAAAGATCTCACTGCCTACAACGCAGTTCAGCAAATCCGCACAAATGGCAAGGCAGCAATCGTCCTCAAATAATCCTATGGCACTGACCACTGATCGCTAATCATCGACCGGTGGTTTTTTGTTTGCTCTTTTTTACAACAACGAGAGGAGAACAAATGATTATGGAAAGAACAACCATGAGCGTGCAGGAATTGTCCGCACAAATGGGGATCAGTCTCCCCAAAGCATACGAACTGGTGAAAACACCCGGTTTTCCTACCCTACGCATCGGTACCAGAATCCTGATTCCTATCGATGCTTACAAAGAATGGCTAATGAAACAGTCTGTAAAAAACTGATCCCAACACGATTTCACACAGAAAGGAGGTGCTCCAAATGCAGGAATTGATGGCGCAGCGGATATGGTTTCTCTGGCGAAAGGAATTAAACGGCAATCGCATCAATAAAATACCTTTCGCTGCCAGTGGCGGTGCAACCGGTACCAATGAAAGATACCGCCACACCTGGGTAACCTACGACGAAGCAATGGCTGCTGTAAGAAAAGTAGGCGCTGCGGGTGTGGGATTTGTTATCCCGGAAGGATACTTTTTTCTGGACATCGACCATGTGGATCAGGCTGATCCGAGAATTAATACCATGCTCACACGGTTTTGCTCCTATGCGGAATACTCTGTCAGTGGTAATGGGCTTCATATTTATGGCAAAGTAGATTTGAATAAACTTCCCATTTCGCCGGACAAAAGTGGAAAGAATAGGCTGGACAAGCAGTTTTATATGAAAAATCCCCACAATGGAATTGAATTGTATATTGGTGGCCTGACCAACCGCTTTGCTGCTTTTACGGGGAATGCTGTGACAGATCTTCCTTTGAAGAACTGTACCACCGCTGTGCTGACAACACTGGATAAAGATATGCGGAAAACGGAAAAGGTCAAATACAGTGCTGCCCGCGACGGTGACCGAGAGATTTTTGATATCGTCTGTAATCTCAGTAAGCAGAAAAACAGTGAGAAATTCAATAAACTGTATTATTCCGGTGACTACAGTGATTATGGTTCCCATTCAGAAGCGGATCTTGCATTGTGTTCCCTCATCGCTTTCCGCACCGGTCCCAATCCGGAACTGATCGACACAGTTTTCCGAAGTTCCGCACTGATGCGTGACAAATGGGAACGGGAGGATTACCGCACCGCCACCATTGATGCCGCCATCCGAGCCTGCGGTGGCCAATACCACCGTTCTAAAATGGAGCATCCTTATTTTGTTAAGTTCGATGAAAATACCGGCACCCCATATATCAAAGCCTCCCTGCTGGCCAAATGGACGAGAGAGCATCTTCACTACGTTCTCGTCCGGGACAATGGCAAGCAGGGCGTTTTGATCTACGTCTATCAGGACGGTGTGTACAAGCTTCATGCCCCGGATATGTTCAGGGGCATCATTAAAAGCTTCATTGCGGACTATGACGAGGAGATGGTCAAGATGAACCTGGTCAATGAAGCCTACAACCAGATTATCACCGATACCAATTATATCAGTCAGCATGAGTTGAATGCGGATGAGAGCATCATCAATTTCCGCAATGGCCTGTTATCTCTGAAATCCGGTAAACCACAGTTGTTACCGCATACTCCCGAATGTCTATCCACCATTCAGATTCCCTGTGACTGGAAGGATACTCCTGCGCCGACACCGATATTTGATAAGTACCTGCAATCGCTGATCAATGGTGACAAAGCCGTTGCCCGGCTGCTGATGGAATTCATCGGTGTCTGCATCTCCAACGTAAAGGGGTGGCGGATGAAAAAAGCTCTCTTTCTGGTAGGTGCCGGTGATACAGGCAAATCCCAGCTAAAAAGCCTGGTAGAACGGTTATTGGGTAATGACAATTTCATAGGTATCGACCTAAAGGAAATCGAGGCTCGCTTCGGTACCGGCGCGATCTATGGCACCAGGCTTGCAGGCAGTTCGGATATGAGTTTCCTTTCCGTGGATGAGCTGAAGACCTTCAAGAAAGTTACAGGTGGTGACAGCCTGTTCGCGGAATTCAAGGGCCAGCAGGGATTCCAATACACCTACAACGGTCTGCTATGGTTCTGTATGAATCGGCTCCCCAAGTTTGGCGGTGATGATGGACAATGGGTCTACAACCGGATCATGGTGGTCAACTGTCCCAATGTTATCCCCCGGCACAGACAGGACAAGCAACTTCTGAATAAAATGTACGCTGAGCGGGATGGTATCGTTTATAAGGCTGTTATGGCTTTGCAAACTGTGATTTCCAATGGCTACCGGTACTCCGAGCCGGAATGTGTTGAAGCCGCCAGACAGGACTACCGTAACACAAACAGTTCTGTAATCAGCTTTGCGGAGGAATGCCTTTGCCCCTGGCCCCAGGGAAAAATCAATAATCACTGCACGACCGGACGGATCTTCAAGGTCTATACTGCCTGGTGTAGAGAGAACAATAATGGCTATGCCAAAACGGCGAAAGAGTTTCGGGAGGATATGGCAGAATTCTATGGTACTACAGTAGCAGATATGACCACACGGCGCAACGGCAACACCTACTACAAGAAGCTGTCACTCACTCCTGAAGCCAAGGAACAATACCAGCGGGAATATGGCAATGACGGCACAGATTTTCTCTCATGATGATACTAACTGCTACTTCTGCCACCAATTGCTACCACAGCTGCTACCAGAAAAAACGCCTGTGCCACAAGAACTTTTCTGTGATTGGTAGCAGTTGGTAGCAGTGATTCCATTTCTTAATGAAGTTTCAAAAAAGTTGGTAGATAGGTTGGGGATATGTACAAAGATTACGGAGTGTGGATATGAATCCAAAAATACTGCTACCTTATGCTATAAATCAGCATAAATGCTGGCATTGCAACAATTTTTCTGATTCTTGCACTGCTACCAATTCCCCTACCAACTGCTACCACAGCTGCTACCAACGTTATTTTCAATCTGTCTATTGGAGGTAAACCCATGCACGAAAACTTATCCCATTATCTGTGGAAAGGACTGGATTTCAAACGATATGCTGTTGCTAAGATCATACCCCAGAATTCCAAAAATGCCGTAATCATTATGTATTGTAAGGATGTCAACGATCCTCACTGGTGCCTGGAGTATATGGGCGGTGGTCATTACTTCGATACCATCGACCAGCTGATCGACTACTACAACAGTCGCTTCAAGAAACCCTTTGGCGCTGTTCCGTATCCCTGTAGTAGCAAAGCGTAGTCTGAAAACCATACAATCTTACACAAAAATATTTGGAGGTAAATTCATATGAACACCTTAAAGACCTATGATGAACTGAACGAACGGCTGGAGGCTCTGGCTGATGAAATCCCTGAAAAGAAAGCAGCTAAAGAATTCACCGTAGCAAAAAAGACCGAAGCCTACAACACCGCATTCTGGGAGACAATGCACACCGGAATGCCTCAGAATGCTCTGAAGGAAGGCAGCGACGGCACTGGTGGATATCTGGTGCCCGACACCTACGAAGACAAACTCGTAAAAAAGCTAACTGTTAAGAATATTCTTCGCCGGATCAGCAATACGATTCAAACCACACACTGTCTGCATATCCCTGTAGCGGGTGATATGAATTGCGCTGACTGGGTTCCTGAGAATACAGTCATGAAATTCATGGATGCTGAGTTCAGCGAGATCATTCTGGATTCCCACAAGTTGGGTACCACCATTCGCGTTTCTGATGAAATGCTGGAGGACGGGGGCATTGATTTGGAGGAATTTATTCTGGATGTTTTCTCCGAACGCATTGGTACCGCGGAAGAAGATGCTTTCATGAGTGGTGACGGAAACGGCAAGCCTTTGGGGCTTATGTATCAGGCCCAGCTGGGAATGGTATCCGAAAGCGAGAATGACATTACCATGGATGATATGGTTGACTTGGAATACTCCCTCAAATCCAAATACCGCAAAAATGCTGTGTGGCTCATGTCAGAGGATGCCTATTATAGACTTCGCAGAATTCCCCACTACCAAGGACATGGTGTATGGCGGCAGAATCTGGAGGAAGGAGAGCCTGAGCAGTTGTTTGGCTATCCCATCTATATCTGCAATGCAATGGACGATGTCGCTCCTGGTAAGATTCCAGTCATGTTTGGTGACTTCCGGTATTTCTGGATTGGCGATCGCGGCAAGCGTGTGATCAAGCGTCTGGTTGAACGGTATGCCGATCGTGGCCAGGTTGCTTTCATTACCACAGAGCGGGTAGATGCCAAACTGGTACTGCCCGAGGCAGTGAAGATGCTGAAGATCAGCGGTACTCCCGCAGCGGAAGCAGAAGCATAATCCGACCGGGGAGAGTGGCTCTTTGGGGCTGCTCTCCCCATCACTTTGCGGTCATGACGGAAGGAGTGTCACTATGAGACTGCAGGATAAAATCGCCATCAACAATATGCGGCTGGAGGGACACAGTCCTTCCGTGATCGCCGCCAAGCTTGGTCTGCCCGCCGGAACGGTCAGATCCCACATTCACCGCCACCCCAATATTCCCGGAGCCAAGATTTGCAAGAACTGCGGCAGACCGCTGATGCAGCCCAAAGGCCGCCGGGAAAAGAAATTCTGCTCCGATTCCTGCCGAATGGCATGGTGGAACAGCCACCAGACGGAAGTCAGCAGAAAAGCATATTACCAGCTTACATGCCAGCACTGCGGAAAGGAGTTTGAAAGCTATGGCAACAAAAATCGGAAATTCTGCTGCCGGGCCTGTTACGTTGCGTCCCGACAGCCGGAATAAGTACGATCCTAACAATCTGCTCCTTTATCGCACTTTCCTGGCATTGTACCGGAACATGACGGATGAGGGTGTCTTCAACGAAGAAGAGTATTGTCACATCCGTACCATACTGAACAAGAAATACGGTTTATCTTCGGATAGTATTTTCGCGGAATGTGCTTGATATATCCGCCGGTCAGAGCGAATATGAAGTACCCCAAAATGATACAAAGGAGGAGTACATATGGAACGAATTGTCGTGCGTCGGCACTTCCCGAAGGCAAATATTCCCCAGATAAAGCGTGTTGCCGCGTACGCGAGAGTATCCAGCGGCAAGGATGCCATGCTGCACTCCCTGTCTGCCCAGGTAAGCTATTACAGCGATCTGATTCAGAACCACAGTGGATGGCAGTACGTTGGTGTATATGCAGACGAAGCTCTGACTGGAACCAAAGATAACCGAGAAAATTTTCAACGGTTGTTGGCAGACTGCCGGTCTGGGAAGATCGATATGGTGATCACCAAATCAATCTCCCGTCTCGCCCGGAATACTGTCACTCTGCTGGAAGCTGTACGGGAACTAAAAAATATGGGAGTGGATGTCTACTTTGAGGAGCAGAACATCCACTCCCTTTCTGCTGACGGAGAACTGATGCTGACGATCCTGGCATCCTATGCCCAGGAAGAAAGCCTGTCAGTCAGTGAAAACCAGAAGTGGCGCGTCCGCCACAATTTCGAAAATGGGATGCCCTGGAATGGCACTGTGCTTGGTTATCGCTACAATCAGGGTACTTTTGAGATTAAGCCGGAAGAAGCAGAAATTGTAAGATTTATCTTCGATACCTACAGCAAAGGAATCGGTGCTACAACCATTGCCAAAATGCTCAATCAGAAACATGTACCAACCCGTTACGGGAATCAGTGGCACGATACCAGTGTGATGGGAGTCCTGAGAAACTACACCTATACCGGAAATCTTCTGCTGCAGACAAGCTACAGCGAGAGCCACCTTACAAAGCGTATGATGCCGAATAACGGTGAGTTACCTCAATACCATATCAGTAATAGCCATGAGCCAATCATCGATCTGGAGCAGTTTAACGCTGTGCAGGAACTAATTTCCCAGCGGTCAGAGAAGCATTGCCCTGGCGGTCAGAAAAAGAAGATCTATCCTTTTACCGGAAAACTGCAATGTTCCATCTGTGGAAAGAATTACCGAAGAAAAACAGTCAGAGGAAAAGCAGTCTGGATCTGCCCTACATTCAACACAAGAGGTCGTGCCTTCTGTGCTTCCAAACAAATTCCGGAAGATACACTACATTGGGTCACTGCTGAGGTTATGGGGCTGGCAGAATTCGACGCTGATACCTTTCTCAGTAAAATAACGGCTATTAGAGTGGATAACAATAATACCTTAGTATTCTGCTTTACCGTCGGAACAGAAACCGTTAAACAATGGCCAGACCGCTCCAGACGCCAAAGCTGGACACCGAAGATGAAAGAAGCGGCACGGAAAAAAGAATTGGAAAGGAGGTCGCATCATGAAAAATGCTAAAAATATCACAATCATTCCGGCGACCATAAATCCATTGACCCGGTTACCAAAGGCCGCTGTGCAACAGCGCCGGGTCGCCGGTTATGCCCGCGTATCTACTGACAGTGAGGAACAGCTGACCAGCTATGAGGCCCAGGTTAACTATTACACCCGGTACATCCGCAGCCGATCCGATTGGCAGTTCGTGAATGTGTACACCGATGAAGGCATCTCCGCCACCAACACAAAGCGCCGGGAAGGCTTTAACCGCATGGTGGCTGATGCTTTGGAGGGAAAGATAGACCTCATTGTGACCAAGAGTGTGAGCCGTTTTGCCCGGAACACCGTCGACAGCCTTACCACCGTCCGGAAGCTGAAGGAAAAGGGTGTGGAGGTCTACTTTGAAAAAGAGAACATCTGGACCCTTGATAGTAAGGGTGAACTACTGATCACGATCATGTCTTCCCTGGCCCAGGAAGAAAGTAGATCAATCTCGGAGAATGTCACCTGGGGCCAACGGAAGCGTTTTGCTGACGGTAAGGTCAGCATTCCCTATGGACACTTTCTGGGATATCGCAAAGGTGCTGATGGGCTGCCGGAAGTTGTTCCCGAGGAGGCGGAGATCGTCAGAAGCATTTATCAAATGTTTATTGAAGGAACCACCACCAATGCCATCGCAAAAAGATTAACAGACAAAGGCATACCCACCCCTGCAGGAAAACAAAACTGGCAGCGAGCCACAGTGGAGAGCATTCTGCGGAATGAAAAGTACAAGGGTGCCGCACTTCTGCAGAAGAGCTTCACTGTGGATTTCCTTCAGAAAAAGATGAAGATCAACGAAGGTGAGGTTCCCCAGTACTATGTGGAACACAGCCACGAAGCCATTATTGCCCCAGAAGAATGGGAGCGGGTGCAACTGGAATTAACTCGACGCAAGAATAGTCTCCGGCGCACCCATTGTAACAGTCCCTTTGCAGGGAAACTGATCTGCGGTGACTGTGGAGAAATCTTCGGCTCCAAGGTCTGGCATTCTACCAGTAAATACCGCCGAACGATCTGGCAGTGCAACGCAAAATTCAAAAGCGAAGAAAAGTGCCGTACTCCTCATCTGTATGAGGATGATCTCAAGGAGCATTTTGTAACAGCACTCAGTAAGCTTCTGACGGATAGAGATGCATTACTGGATGACCTGAGAACCATCCGAGCTGAATGGTTGGATTTCCACGCCATAGAAAAAGAGTGTGAGGATCTGCTTCAGGAGATGGATGTGGTTTCCGGTATGATAAAAGCCTTGGTGAATGAAAACGCATCCAGAGAGATGTCCCAGGCCGCCTATACCGACCGCTATA